GGTTCTGGAGTTGGATCTACTGCTACTATAACCTCAACACTTTCAAACTATAATAGTCAGTTAAGAGTTGGAGATATTGTTGAATTTGGAAACAATGGTGTGGCACACAGAGCAAGAGTAACTGTTGTAAGTAGTGCTTATGCTTTCAATGTAACTAAAATCAATACAGGTAACGTTTCCAACGGTGGTGTCAATGGTGCTATTGTCAGAACTCGTCCTGAGATTAAAGAAGCACAAAATAAAGCATTAATATCATATCTTGGATACGATGCAGTTAAGAATACTAATAATAACAATACTCAAAATCCTGCAGGTTACTTTAGAAAGAGTGTTACTGGACAAGTCGTTAGTTCTGGCAATGTAAGTATTGATGCAGGTGCTGGCCTTGTGTGGAGAGATGCTGGTGATGCAGATGACTTTAGAGTTATTGTTACTGCTGGTACAGGTGATGGTAATGTATTAACTTCAGGTAATGGATTTACTATCAATGGTACTTCATCAAATATTCAGAGTGTTCAACTTCAAGGTCTTAGTGGTGTTACCAGTGTAAATGTTATTGGTACTGTTTATAGTTCTAATAGATCCTCTAAAGCAAAGACTGTTGAAAGGATGAAGATCCTTAAAGTAGATAAGACCTTTGGATCTGCTGTAAATGGACTAACACAGTCTCTAGTTGGTTATGGTCATAGAATTGGTGATGCTCGTATATCTCTTGGTACTGGTGATGCATATAAAATAAAAGCAATATTGGAATCTCAAGATTCAAATGCTCCTGTAATACCTAACTTTACACAGACCAATTTAGTTGGAAGTCTTTCTGTAGATGAGGTTATTACTGGAGATAACTCTGGTGCTAGAGCTAGAATAGTTGCAGAAAATGGAAACACTGTTTACTACCTTCCAGTTGATGATGATAGATTTACTGACAACGAAACAATAACAGCTGATGGAGGTGCAACTCTTAAGATTTCAGGTTCTCCTACATTAGGATCTAAAGACATTACTGATAGTTACACTCTTGATGATGGTCAGAGAGAGCAATTCTATGACTATTCATCTATTATTAGAAAAGCTGGTTATGCAGAACCAACTCATCAGATCTTTATAATATTTGATCGTTTCTTAACTACAGCAGGTGTTAATCCATATACTGTAGACTCATATCCTACTGAAGATTACAAAATAATCCCAACATTCGGTGACAACCCTCTTAGAAACGTAATTGATTATAGACCAATAGTTACAGAATCATTGACCAATGCTGGATCTGTAACCTCTCCATATGTTTTAAGTGCAACTAAGTATTTTGATTTTGCTAATAGAGCATTTACCAGTAACTTAACTGGTATACCTGGTCAAGGAGATACTACTATTCTAAGTTTACAATACTATCTTGGAAGAGTAGATAAGGTCTTCATGAGTAAAAATAGTGTCATTCAGGTAGTTAAAGGTGCACCTGCACCTAATCCAGTATCTCCTGATGACCTTGATGATGCGATGTTGTTAGGAACATTGACATACGAACCATATGTTTTTAATGTCGAAGAAGATATTGAAATTAAAGAAACAAATTATAAGAGATATACCTTTAGAGATATTCAAGTACTTGAAGATAGAATTAAAACTCTAGAATACTATACTCAGTTATCATTACTTGAAAGTGAAACTGCAAGTATGGAAATTAGAGACACTAGTGGTCTTAGCAGATTTAAGAATGGATTTATGGTAGACAACTTTGCAAGTCTTTCTTCTAGTGATACCTTACATCCAGATTATAGAGTTTCTCTTGACTTTGAAGAAGGTCAACTCAGACCAGCTCATTACACTACATCAGTACCTTTAACATACAGTACATCATCTACTAGTGTCACTACTAGCGTTGATGATGTGGTTACACTTCCATATACAGATTCTGTTCTAATTGATCAACCTTATGCATCTGCTGTAGAGAACGTCAACCCATTTAACGTATTCACATACATGGGAGATGTTCAACTATATCCAGAATCAGATAACTGGGTAGATACAACATCATTAAATCCAATTCAAGGTCCTGTTGTAGAGGGTAACTTCTTAACAACAGTCAGACAATATAATGCAGACCAAAATGGTTTCGCACCTATTCAATGGAATTCATGGAAAACTACATGGACTGGAACTGATGTTTCTAAGAAAACTGGTGGATGGAGAACTGATGCTGGTAAAGGAAGGAGATTAGAGCGTAGAACAATTACTACAACCACTACAACTACTACAAAACAAACAAGAACTGGTATTAGATATAGAGTTACTCCTATTATTGAACAACAATCACTTGGTAGTAAAGTTGTATCAGTAGAGCATATTCAGTTTATGCGTTCAAGAAATATTGAATTTAGTTGTGAGAAGTTGAAGCCTAGAACTAAGTTCTATCCATTCTTTGATGGTATTGCATTAACGCAGAAACTTATTACTCCTAAGATAATGGGAGTTATTAAAGATACATCTACTGATGCAAAAACTAATAGTATTCCTTTCCAGATTGGTGAGACTGTAGTTGTAAGTATGGGTGTAGGTACTGGTACTAAAGGAATTAGATTTAAAGGAAAGGTATCTGCACCTAATGATGGATTTGCAATCAACCCATTAGACGGTACAGACATTTCATCTACAACTGATTATACATCAAACCTAGCATTCATTAATATTGATACTAGATCTCTTGGTGATCAGGCAAAGGGTACTTACTATGGTTCTCCTAAAATCAATGATTATCTTGTAGGGGAAACTTCTGGTGCTATTGCAAAGGTATCTAATAAGGATTTAATTACTGATAAGAAAGGAAAACTTAAAGGATCATTCTTTATTGATCGTCCTAAGAAAGCAGGTGTACAGAAATTTAAGACTGGTACTAAACTGTTTAGATTGAGTGATTCTTCTAGTGATAGTAAAGTACCTGGCATATCAGATAGTAGTGGTGAGGTAGAATTTACTTCATCTGGTATTTTACAGACTACACAGGAGACTATTATATCTGTAAGAAATGCTAAGGTAACATCTGAACAAATGAAAGATGCTAGAACACTTACAAGTGTTAGTGAGACAGCTGCAGAAGAGACAAGATGGCATGACCCTCTTGCACAGACTTTCCTTGTTGATGATTCTGCACTTAAAGGTGGAGTATTCTTAGCTAAGATTGATCTATTCTTCTTCACTAAGGATCCAGAGATTCCAGTTTCTATTGATATTAGAACTGTTGAAAATGGTACTCCAACACAAACAGTACTACCATTCTCAAAGGTTGTATTAGATGCAGAAGATGTCTTTACATCAACTGATGCTTCCAAGCCTACTACATTCACATTCAAGTCTCCAGTATTCATACAAGAGAGAAAAGAACATTCTATTGTTGTCACATCTGACTCCAATCAGTATAAGGTATTCATATCACTTCTTGGTAAGGACGCTATTGACGCTGCACATGTTGGGGAGAAGATATCTGAGCAACCATATATCGGTGTACTATTCAAGTCACAGAACGCATCTACATGGACACCTTCTCAGTATGAAGATTTGATGTTCAAGATCTATAGAGCAGAGTTTACAATTCCGACTGCAGCTTCACCTTCTAGATTAGTATTGGAGAATGCTACACTTGGAGAAAGTAATGGTGGTTTCTTAAATCTTGCACCTAACGCCCTGAAATTAACTTCAGGTAGCGATGAGATTAGAGTATTCCATAGTAACCATGGTATGCAATCTGCACTTAACTACGTTAAAACTGAGGGTATTATATCTGAAGTTCCAGATACTGTCATATCTTCATCTGGTGGACTGTCATCCACAGCGACTGGTGCAATTTTAGTGGTTTCTGATGCGTCTCAATTCCATACAACTATAGGTGGATCTGCAGTAAGTAACTCCAATCCTGGTTTTATTAAAATATTAGGAACTGCTGAAGACGGTAGTGGTGATGAGATTATCGCATATGACGCGATCAATGGTAATACTATTACTATTAATTCTTCTGGTAGAAACTATACTAATGGTTCAGGAACGGGTACTGGTAAAACTCATTTACAAAATGCTGTAGTCCAGTGCTATAACATTGCAGGTATTCCACTAACATTACTCAATACAACTCATAGTAGTACAACTGGTGGTATCATTTCCATCAATAGTCCACATTCTTATAACTTAAAGATTAGTGGTAAGAATGCAGGTAAGAGTATTCAGGCTGGTGGACCTAACATTCTTGCATCACAAAACATTCCTTGGGATGTTCTTACTCCACAGGTACAGACTCAAATAGAACCTCAAACAGGAATTGCTGTTAGAGTTCAAGGAACCAGTGGAACATCTTGTGGTCCTTTCGGTACTTCTAGTGCAGAAACATCATTTGTTAAAGACACTGTGTATACTGATGTTACTATTGGTGAGGAAAATTACTTCCCTGCAACCAAGGTAATTGCAAATCAACTAAATGAAATCAATAGAATGAATAACGTTAAGTCATTTAGTATGGAATGTGACCTTACTACAGAGGTAAGTCATCTAACACCTGTGGTTGACCTTACTAGATGTTCTATTATTACAACAGGTAATGTATACAATAACATAGAACCTACCAGTAATATTGGTGGGGAATGTGCTGCTAACTATGTTACCAAGGTTGCCAAAATGGAGAAAAGTGCAACTGGCTTAAAGGTTATGTGTGCAGCAAATACATGGACTGATTCTAAGATTGTAGTAATGTACAAGTTAGTTCCTGTTGGTTACGCTGGTAGTCTTGATGATTTAGAATTTAGATTCTTTAATACTACAGGTGTACCAGATAACGGTGCTTTAATTCCTCAAAATGATCTTAGTACATTCACTGACTATGAATATACTATTGAAGATAGTGATGAATTTGATGGTTTCCAAGTTAAAATTGCTTTATTAGGACGTAACCAACCATACATACCAAGGGTAAAAGACTTTAGAGCAATAGCCTTAGCATAATGGAAAACATTGAACTAATCCCAGTCGAGGGTCATAACGCCCTAGGCAGAGATCCACAATCTAATGCAATTTTGAATACGGATATGTCTGGTTACGAGGCATATAAGAAAGCACGTCAAAATGCACGGAAAAAAGATAGAGACATGCAAATTTTACGAAATGAAATTGATGAATTGAAGTCTCTTGTAAATACTTTAGTCCAGAAAGAGGATAAATAGGTTTAAGCTAAATAATATAGGGAAATTATTAGAGAATGGCTAGTGCTGTATCAAACTTATTGATTTACCAAGGTGCAGATTTCACCATTGATTTTACAGTGGAGAATGATAATGGTACTGCTTTTAACCTTACTGGTTATACAGTAGCTTGTAAAATCAAAAAGCACTATACAAGTAGTTCGTCTCAGACTGTAACTGCAGCAGTTTTATCACCTGCTACTTCTGGTCAGATACAGTTATCTCTAACTAATGGCCAAACGACCGCAATGAAGTCAGGTCGTTTTGTATATGATGTCGTTATTACTGCAGCATCTGGAACAAAATCCAGAGTGCTCGAAGGTTCTGTAAGTGTACTTGAGGGGGTAACACTCTAATGGCAAGATTAAGATTTGGAGATCAATCCGTACCTAAGGTGACAAGAGTCGCCACAGGTGGTGGAGGAGGTACGATCGGAGGAATGTCCGATGTAGACCTAACCGATACATCACAGGGTGGATTGGCTGATGGTTCTGTTCTTGTGTACTCTGCTACAGATACAAAATTTGTACCAACAAACGTCTTAAATAACATCACTATCAACGGGGGTAGCTTCTGATGGCATCAAATATACTCATTAAAAGGAGTACTGGGGCAACCGCACCAGGATCCATTACTTACGGTGAATTAGCCGTAACTATTGGTGGTAACGGAACGCAAGCAAACGCGGATGACCGTCTGTTTGTTGGTGATAATAACGGTGCTGCCCAAATAGTTGGTGGTAAATACTTCACAGACATGCTTGATCATGTTGCAGGTACTCTTACTGCTAGTTCTGCAGTCGTTGTAGATAGCAACTCAAAGATAGATAACTGGAACGTAGATGATATAAACTTAAATGGTAATACTATTACAACTGGTACTGCAGATACAGATATAATCTTAGCTGCAAATGGTACTGGTAAGGTCGTCATACAAGACGGTCAAGAATTAGAATTTGGAACCACAGGTGATCTTGAATTTGTATTCAATGATTCTGACGCTGTTCTCGACATCCAACGTGCTGCAGGTACCCCCGACTTGCGTATCGCTGATGATTTACGTTTATACTTTGGTACTAATAAGGATGGTGGTATTCGTTATGATGAGACTTCTTTAGATAAAGTACGAGTTGATGGTGCTGATTGGGAGTTTGACAATCAGGTTGCTGTCAAAATTGCAGACTCTACTGCATCCACTAACTCAACATCTGGTGCACTACAAGTTGTTGGTGGTGTTGGTGTAGGAGGAAAAGTCTCTGCTGGATCTCTTCTAGTTGAAGGTGATGCTCAAATTGGTGATGCACCTGGTGATGCGTTGACTGTTAATTCAACAACAACATTCCAAAACGGAGTTACTTTCAATGGAACAACTACCATTCAAGGTAACATAGGTCAAACTGGTGAGTTCACTATTGACCAGTTAAAGATGGATGGTAATGTCATCTCTACCACTGCTGGTACTGAGATGATCATTGACCCATATCCTGCAGGTGGAGACGCAGCTGGATTGGTTATCATCAAAGGTGACTTACAGATTGACGGTACTACAACTACTGTTAACTCTGC